AGGAGGCTGGCTTGTTTTGGCGATATCGTTTTCTCAATAAGGTTGCACGGTTGCAAAAACCATGCTCCATAGATTGTGGTGGGCCAGCGAGTTCCAGCTCCTGACCCGTGACCAACCTGCGGAGTCAGGCTGATGAGCGGATTGTACGAGCTGCTGCCAGGGCGGCCGGATTACGACGAAAGCAAGCACCGGCTTGGCCGCCTTTGCAAGCGTGGCCACGACTGGATGGGCACAGGCCAAAGTCTGCGACGAATAAAAGGAAGCCAATGTACTGAATGCCATAAGGTAAACAAATCTACTCCCGAAGCAAAAGCTAGAACGCAAAAGTGGAGGGAAGATAATGCCGACGATCAAAGGCAAAAAGCGCGCGAGAGAATGGCAAAATTGCGCCAAAACCCTGAATATGCAGAAATCTGCAGGGAAAGAAATTGCAAATCCATGAAAAAAAATCGCGCCACAAATGGTCGCGTGCGCAACGGCTTGCACGTTCCACCCAACCTTCTCGGCCACTCTCTGCAGGCCCGCGACCTTCAGGCCTTCGCCGATGCTGGCTGGGACTTGGCGGCAATGGTCCCGGCAACAGTCTCCGAGTCGCGCATGCTCTGGTTCCACCTGAAAAACAGCCACCCCGCACCAACCGTTGCTGAGCTGGTAGAAAAACAGGCTCTGGATATCGTCAACGCAGAAAAATCGGAGTTTATAGAATCCGGCGGCACAGAAGAGGAGTGGAGAAAGGAATACGCCAGGCGTCAGCACCACATCAAAATGGCAACCGACCCGGATTACGTTGCCTACATGCGGCAAAAGTCCAAGCGCCGCAAGGCACAAATGCGTGACAGCGTGGCGATTCAAGTCAAGGGCCGAGAGATCCGCGCCAGGTTTGCAGAGTTCGGCCACCGTTGCGCATACTGCGGCGCCGATGGCGACCTGCACATTGAGCACGTCGTGCCGATCAGCAAGGGCGGGCCGCATTCGATCGGCAACATCATCCCTGCGTGCGAATCCTGCAACTACAGCAAGCGCGACAGCGAGGTTGAGAGCTGGTACCGCTCCCAGCCGTTCTTCAGCGAGCTGCGCTGGCGGAAAATCTGCAGGGTGCTGGGCTGGCAGCGCTCCAGTGTCGGGCAGCTGGCGCTGCTGTAGCCCGCAACCCTGGCTTACGCTGGTTGCATGACGGTTGCAACCAGCCAAGAACTCAGCGCTGAAAAGGGTGCTGAGTTGATCCACCGCGAAACCGGCCGCAGCTGCTCAAGGCAGAACCTGGAGAAGCTGTGCCGGAAAGGGGCGCTGAAGGAAAGCCCCTGCGTGCTGAGCGCCTACCCATTGCGCGTGGATGCGGCCCTGCTGGTGGCTGAATACCTGGCCAAGGTGGCCCCGTACCAAGCCGAAGCGCAGCAGCCTGCGGCCAAGGTCAAGACCGCCACCCCCAACTCAGCGCCGCGCACTCTCAGCCACCCGCCCAATGATCCTGACGCTGGCGACCCTGGCGAGGTTCCCAACTACAACGAAGAGAGAGCGCGACACGAAAAGGAGCGCCGCCTAATCGCCGAACTCGACCGCCGCCAAAAAGCCGGCGAGCTTGTCTACAAGGCCGACGTGGAGCAGGCGCAGATGGCCATCGCCCTGACCCTGAAGAACCAGCTGGAGGCGCTGCCCAAGCAGATCAAGCAGCAGCTGCCGCACCTGTCGATCGGCGATGAGGAAATGATTGAACGGCTGGTGGCCAAGGTGCTCACCGCGGTGGCGGACTGGCGGATGGATCAGGAGGAAGAGGAATGATCACCCGAGACGTACCAGCCCTGGCGGCAGGGATCGCCGAGTGTTTCCGCCCCCGTCCGTTGCTCAGCGGTGTGGAGTATGCCGACACCTACGGCCACGTGACGGGCAACGCGGCCAGCAAGGGCCCATGGATCACCCGGCCCTATCAGGCCTACTGGTTCTACGCCTTCGCCTCGCGGCGGGTGCCGATCTTCGTGTGCATGAAGTCCGCCCGTGTCGGCTGGTCGGAGTCGGTGAAGATCGGCGCGGTGCAGTACTACGCCCACTGGAAACCATCGAAGGTGATGGTGGTGCAGCCGATCGAAAAGGACGCGGAGGAGTACAGCAAGGAAGACATCAGCGACCTGTTCGCTGACACGCCTTGCCTGGGTGGGTTGCTGTCGGAGTCGAAATCCCGCGGCACGGCGACCAACACCATCCTGCTGAAGAAGCTCACGAATGGCGCACTGATCGACATCGTGAACGCCAAGAGCGGCAAGTCATTCCGGCGCAAGGAACGGCCGGTGGTGATCTTTGAGGAACCGTCTGCCTACGACCGAATCAACGAGGGCTGCCAGATCAAGCTGGGCATCCGCCGTACAGAGACCTCCTGGAATCCGAAGGTGATCATCGGCGGCACGCCGATCTTCCCAAACGACAAGACCCATCAGTGGTTCCTGCGTGGTGATCAGCAGTACCGCCATCTGCCGTGTCCGCACTGCAACCACTACCAGCCGCTGCGGTGGGAGGCGATGGCAAAGGAGGGCCCCGACGCCGGCACCTTCGAGTGCGAGAACTGCAAGGAGCCGATCCGCTACACCTCCCTGCGGGAGATGGACGCCCACGGCGGCTGGGCCTGCCCACTGGGCCTGGACCGCTCACAGCAAGCGCTGACGGCCGAGGGTGAGCCGGCAGTTGAGAGCCAGTACATCTGGGCGGCGTACAGCTACCACGCCGGGGCGGTGTGGTCGAAGCTGATCAGTGAGTACCAGGAAGCACTGGAGGCAATGCGCCGGGGTGATACCGACCCGATGCAGACCTACCACAACACCGTGCTGGGGATCCCCTGGGAAGACAGCATCGCCGGCAAGCTCACTTGCGACGGCCTGGCGGAGCGGCGCAAGAACATCGAGGGCGGCAACGGCTACCCGGCCGGGACCGTGCCCAATGGCGTGCTGCTGATCACCGCCGGGGTGGACGTGCAGGGCGGCGGCGGCTCAGTGGGTGAGCGGGTGGTGGTGACGGTGTGGGGCTGGGGCCGTGGCGAGGAAGGCTGGCACCTGGGCCACTGGGAGATTGACGGCGACCCGCAGCAGAAGGAAACGCTGGAGCAGCTGGAGCGGATCGCCGCGACGAAGTGGCGCAGGGAGGATGGCGCTGAGGTGCCCCTGGCGATGGGTGCAATCGACGAAGGCGGCCACTCGACACAGGAGATCAGGGACTGGTGCCGAAAGCAGGGCGGCCTGTGGGTGCCGGTGCGTGGTGATGGCGCCAAAGGCAAGCCACTGGTGGGCCGGGGCACGCCGGTGGACATCAACCGGAAGAATCAGCCGGTGCAAAAGAAGGGCCTGCTGCTGTATCGGGTGGGCTACGAAACGAGCGTCTCGCACCTACAGGGCCGGTTGCGGAACGAGATCCCTGGGCCTGGGTATCTGCACCTGGGCGAGGCCTCAACCGATCAGTTCCTAGCGGAGCTGTTCCCGTGGAAGCGCATGCCGAAGAAGGGCAGCCGTGGCCGTGAGTATCACTGGGACTGCCCGACCGGAATGCGGGATGAGGCGGGCGACTGCACCCGGTACGCCTACGCCGCGATGCAGCTGGTGAGCCGGAGATACAACCGCGCCACGATGTGGGACCAGCTGGCGGCACAGCTGGCGGCCTCCGTAGCCTTAGACCAGCAGGCCGCGCCACGAAAGGCCCGGAGTTTCACGGTGCTCAAATGACCCAACCGCTGGAGCTCTACCAAGGCGATCTAACCAGCTGGATCGAATCCCGCGTCCATCCTGATGCCACGGCCGTTCGCGTGTGGTTCCGCGCTGCAGCAGCTGGCGCCGGTATCGAGGCGGTGGCCAGCGACACGGACGACGGCTGGCGAGTGACGCTCCCCGCGCAGACCACCGCCACCATGGCCTTTGGCGCCTGGGAGCTGCAGATCGTCTCCACGGTCAGCGGCGCCCCGCTCACCACCGGCCGTGGCAGCTTGACCGTCCGCAAGAGCCTGGCATTCAGCGGCACCCCCGGCGCCTTCGATGATCGCAGCCAGGCGCAGAAAGATTTGGAGGCGGTTGAAGAGGCCATCCGCGCCCTGACCACGGGTGCGCAGGAGTACCAGATCGGCAGCCTGGGCAACGGTGGCCGGAAGGTGGTCCGCGCCGACCTGGCGGAGCTGATCAAGTGGCGCGACCGACTCAAGGCTGAAGTCGCCCGCGAGAAACGCGCCGAGATGATCGCGCAAGGCCTCGGCGATCCGCGCCGGCTCTATGTGCGCTTCACGGGGGTGAGCTGATGGGTGTCCGTTCCTGGCTGCAGCGGCAGATCCTGACCACCCGGCACGGCCGGCAGCAGGGCCAGCGGATGTTTGAGGGCGCCCGGCGTAACCGGCTGCTCCATGACCTGGTGGCGCCGACCACCTCCGCAGACGCCGAGCTGCGCGTCAGCCTGGCCGTACTGCGCGACCGCTGCCACCAGCTGGTCAGGGACAACCCCTACGCCCGCCAGGCCAAGCGGACTACGCAGATCAACGTGGTGGGGCCGCGTGGAATCCAGATGCAGGGGCAGGTGATGCGCCCCAACGGCACCGAGAAGGACGTGCGCCGCAACCAGCTGCAGGAGGAAGCATGGCGCCGCTGGTGCCGGCCAGATACTTGCGACGTGGCGGGGCGGCTGAGTTTCCACGGCTTCGAGATGATGGCCGCCGGCAGCCTGCCGGAGTCGGGCGAATGCCTGATCAGGATCGTGCGGCAGCCGATGGGACAGGGCCGCACACCGCTGGCGCTGGAGCTGATTGAGGCGCACCAGCTCGATGAGGACAAGAGCGGGGTATCAGATCGCGCTGGCCACGAATGGCGGCTAGGCGTCGAGATCAACCAATGGGGCCGCCCCACCCGGTACGCCATCCTGACCCGCCACCCTGGTGACGTGGAGCTGGGCCTGAACCGCCGTGGCGTGGAGCGGAAGCACCTCCTGGTTCCGGCGGCGGACATGATCCATGTGTTCATGCCGGAGCGGATCGGGCAGAGCCGGGGCGTGCCGTGGTTGGCGTCGGTGATCACAACTGTCCACGGGCTTTCTGAATACGAAAAGGCTCACCTGGTACGGAAGCGCGTCCAGGCGGCATCGCTGGGGTGGATTCAGACGCCCGATGCCGGGCTGACCGGTGATGCGGTGGAGAACGGTCAGCGGCTATTCAACACTGAGCCGGGCGCCTACAACATCCTTGAGCCCGGCGAGGTTCCGGTGCCGCCAAACTTCGGGCCGGATGATGGCCAATACGATGCAGTCGTAAAAAACCTCACCAGGCGGTTTGCGGCTGGGTATGGATGCAGCTACGCCACGATCAGCAGGGACTTTTCGGACGCAAATTACAGCAGCATGCGCACAAGCGTCCAAGAGGATCGCGATCATTGGCGCGTGCTGCAGAGCATGCTGATACAGCAGCTGCATCAACGAGTCTTTGAAGAATGGCTCCGCGCTGCAATGTTGGCTGGCGAATTACCTTCGCCAGCTTTTAACGATTACTGGACTAAGCCAGAAAGATATAATGCCCCCATGTGGCAGGCCAGGAGCTGGGACGGCATAGATCCATTAAAAGACATGGTTGCCATGGAAAAAGCCAGGGCGCTGTTACTCGAGTCCCATTCGCAGCAGATAGCCAACTACACAGGGTCCGAGTTCGGGCAAGTGATGGCACAAATCGCCCGCGAAAACGAGCTGAAAGAATCCCTGGGCCTGATGCCCACCGTGGAGCAGCCGCCTGAGCCAGCGGCGGAACCACCCATCCCTGAGCCTGAGACGGAAGACCCCGACGACGACGAAGAGGACGCCGAGGATGAGGAAGCTCAGCCCCGGCCATCCGTAGCCTGAGGCCAGCGACTATCCGGCTTTGGATCTCACGAAACTCAAAGGCCCCCAACGGCGAGAGCTGCCAGGCGGCCTCCGCGTTGAGGAAAGCACCGACGAAACCCTGACCTTCAGCTTCAGTTCTGAGGCTCCTGTGAAGCGCTGGTTCGGCCGCGAGATCCTGGTGCACGAGCCAGGCGCGATGGATCTGAGCCGAATGAATGACGGCGCCCCGTGGCTTTGGAACCATAACCCGAACGTGGTTTTGGGCGTAACCGAAAAGACTTGGCTGGGCGACGATCGCCGGCTTTACTCCACAGTGCGATGGAGCCCGAACACTTTGGAGAAAGGCAGCGAGGAGTACAAGCGCCGACAGGACATTCAGGCCGGCATCACAAGGAACGTCTCGTTTGCTTACGAGATTGAGGACTTAGACGAGCGCGACGGCGCTTTCTATGTCACTAGCTGGCCAGTGCTGGAGGTCTCCAGCGTCAGCGTCCCCGCCGATCAGACCGTAGGCCTGGGCCGCGCCATGGATGACCCTTGGGTAGAGCCTGAGCCTGCCGCTGAGCCCACCCCTGAGCCCCCTGCGCCAGCCGAGCCGACCGTCACGATTGACCCCGAGTTGGTCGAGTCTGCCGTTAGCAAGGCCCTCCATAGCCTGACAGCACAGACCGCCGAGCGGACTGACCCCACTGATCAAATCCAAATGACCACTGAGATCAACGTGGCGGAGGTGCAGCAGGACGCTCGGCGCGCCGAGCGCGAGCGTGTTGCGACCATCCGCGGCATGTGCGACCAGTTCCAACTCCCCGAGCTGGCTGAAAAACTCATCAACGACGACGCTTCCATCGATGCCGCCCGTGCGGTGGTGATGGAACAGGTTGGCATGCGCAAGGTTGAGTTCCAGGGCCGCGTGCACGATGCCGGCAACGCCGAGCTGGGCCTGAGCAAGCGTGAAATCAAACGCTTCAGCCTGTGCCGGCTGCTCCTTCACATGACGGAGCCAACTAACGCCAGGCTCGCTGATGCCGCTGGCTTTGAGCTGGAGGTAAGCCGAGCCGCTGCGGATCTGCAAGCTAGGACGCTCAATAAGAGCGCTCGCGGCGTGTTGATCCCTTGGGAGGTGCTGGGTGTTTCCCGCGCTGCTCAGACCCCCAGCCAGGTGGTCGGCACCTTCGGCGATGGTGGCGCACTGGTGGGCACCGATCGGCTCGATGCACAGTTCATTGATCTTATCCGCAACCGTTCCGCCTTCCTGAACAGCGGCCTGACCATGCTCTCCGGCCTGGAGGGCAACGTCGAAATCCCCAAGAAGCTCAGCTCCAGCCAGTATTACTTCGTCGGCGAGAACGCTGACGTGCCCAACAGTAAGCTGACGTTCGGCTTGGTGAACATGATCCCCCGCACCATCGGGGTGCGCGTGCCCATCAGCCGGCGGATGATGCTCCAAAGCTCTCCCGATATCGACAACTTGGTGCGCCTTGACATGGCCGAGTCCGTTGCCTTGGGCATGGATTCCACCATCGGTTACGGCACTGGGTCCAACGGCCAGCCGCTGGGCATCATCGAAACCACCGGCATCGGCAGCGTGACCTTGGGCGGCGGCACCGCCAAGGCATTCCCTGTGAGCCTCGGCGGCGACGGCTCCACCACCCACAACTGCGGCGACTGGGCCGACTACGTGGACCTGGAGACCGAACTGGCGATCGACAACCTCGACGACGGCTCGATGCGCTACATCATGAATAGCGTGGTGAAGGGCGCTCTCAAGCAGACCCTGCGGGCCTCCGCCGCTGGCTCCGACTACATCATGACCGACGCCGGTCAGGTGAACGGCTACCCGGTAGTGGTAAGCAACCAGATGCGGCTCAACGACGTACTCTTCGGTAATTTTGCCGACTGCGTGGTGGGCATGTGGTCTGGGCTCGATCTAATCGTGGATTCGGTCACCCAGGCGGCATCTGGCCAGACGATCCTGAATGTCCACCAGGACTTCGACGTGGCGGTGCGCCGCCCGCAGTCCTTCGCCCTGGGCACCTGATTATGAGGCTGCAGATTCTCTCGAACTGCAGAGCAGACGGTCGCCACCTCTCCATGGGTGAGGTGGCCGACCTTCCGCAAGGCGTCGCCAACGAGCTGCTGGCGCTGGGCATGGCGTCAATTGCGCCAGAGCCCGAGCCTGAGCTCGCCGCGGCCTGCCCGCCTAAGCCGCGGCGCTCTGCAAAGACTTCCACCCCTGACCCCACCCCGGAGGATTGATCAATGGCCATTGAACTCAGAGCCCTGGAGCAAATCCAGGCATTCACCATCCTGGCTCCTGCCACCCGCGACGCCGCGGGCAACACCACTGCGGTGGACGTGAGCAGCGTTGACGGCGATCTGCTGCTGCTGCTGTATGCCGCCGCCAGCGCCTCCAGCACTGCGATCAAGGTGAAAGTGCAGGCTGGCAACGCTTCCGATGGCAGCGATGCTACGGATGTGCCGGGTGGTGCATTCACCGACCTGGGCAGCACTGCCGCCCTGCAGAAGCTGTCGATCCCCCGCGACCAGGTGGGCAAGTTCGTGCGGCTGGCCTTCACCGATGAAACCGGCAGCTTTTCCGCCACTGTTACCTGCCTAGCAGTCGGCGGCGCCCGTTACGCGGTCTAACCATGATCCAGGAAATCCCCGATGATTTCCTGCTGGCTGACTTCGGCTCCAGCGTCACTGCTGGGGCCGTTGTTGGTTTGGGGATTATGGACCGCGCCAGCCAGATCATCATGAATGATCAGGTGGTGACGGTTGACTATGCGATCACCGCCAGGACCGATCAGTTTGGCGAGTTGCAGTATGGCGACCAGGTGCAGCACGAGGGATTGACGTACAAGCTGCAGCACGAACCGCTGAAGCTGGCTGATGGCCGGTTCTGCGTGATGGTGCTGGAGAAGGTGGAGGCGGTCTTTACAGTGTTTTTGGAAGGCGTTTTTGAGGCCGGGGTGTTCGCATGACGCTGAATCTGACCCGGCGACTGGTCAAGGGCACGCCGCTTACGGCGGCGGAGCATGATGGCAACCTGGACAAGCTGGAGGATGGGATTGAGGCGCGGGAGGCGCTGGGCGCGGTCGCCGCTCACGTAGCAGCAGCAGACCCCCATCCCGGCTACCTGACTCAGGCCGAAGGAGACTCTCGATACAGGCAATCAGCCACTGCGCTGACCGATGGCGACATCCCTGCAGGGATCGCCAGAGACTCGGAGGTGGCAGCGGCAATCGGAGCGCATGAGGCAGCAGTAGATCCGCATCCTGGCTACCTGACCGCCGCCGAGGGTGACGCGGCC